CGCACAATTGAAAAGAATGATCTCATCATTTGAACCGGATACAAGGTGAGCCGCTGCCGGAGTAGTTGTTGAAAGTGCATAGTTGAAAAGGCAATTCTTAAAAACAGTACCCGCACCGCCTGTAGTTCCAACGCTTTTTACTGCGCCGTGTGCTGTTCCCGATGAAACCATGCCGACAACTTCACAATCAATAAACTTGTTACGTTTTACAGCGCCGGAAAGTATAATCTCCGCTGCTGCATTGTTGCCCTGTGCAAAGGTGTTTGTTCCTATTGTACAACCTGCAAATGTACATTCAGAGCCGGTAATAGTTAAAGAGTTATTAGCCGCTGATGTTGCCGCGCCCGCCGCTCCAACTATATGGCAGTTTCCGAAATAGTTTCTTTCGCCGGAAACAATTACACCGCCGATTTCAAGAGCGTTTGTCCCGCCGTTGTAAAAATGAGTATTGTAAAAGCTGTTATTTGATCCTGAAACTGTTAAGAGTGTCGGCATAACACTGGTAATTGAAGTATGAGCGCCTACTGTCAAAGTTCCCGTAACGGTCATTACAAGAGCTGAAACGGTGTCAACTGTGACGGCTGCCGCGTCTACGTTAGAGATGAACTTCATCCCTGCAACCCATCCGTCAGTTACAAAAGAATTTGTTGCTCTTGATATAGAAGTGTCCGCAACCGCTGTAAGTGCCGCTGTGGTTAAAACTGTCTTATTTGCTACTCTTGCGCGTCCACCCATAGATACAGGGGCAGCTACTCCTACAACTGTTATTGCACTTTTTGACCATGTTAAGAGCTTTGTCAAATATGAAGTTGTATGTGCTGAAGTAGTACCGCCGGAAAGAAGAACAATTCCATCTCCCGCGCCGTCTATACATAGATCATATGCAAGACTGATATTATTAACAGGACTTTCCGCAGTCCCGCCCGCTGTGGCTGTTCCATTTTTAGGGTCTACAAAATACCAATTACCCTTAATCATAGGAAGCCCGCCATTCTCAAACAACCAGTTTAGTGAGTCTCTTACCGCTGGCTGTATTCCTTCGTATGAGCCGAAATTATATTTTTTCATTATATCCCGCCTTACGCTACTGCTGTTCCGGTAACTGTACCGTGAAATTCTTCAGGGCCGTAATCAATACCAGCCTGTGCATAGAAGAAACCGCCTTTTTTTGCTGCTGTGATTGCTGTAGGCACCCATAGAACGTCTGAACCAGCTGCTGCGTCTGCAACGAGGTTATCGCCTGTGAATCTTACAGGGACAAAAACAGGTCTACATACTGACATATCGGCTATGAGAATAGTAGAAGTAGGCATAAAAGGATCATAAACAACTCCGATAGTGCTGAAGTCAGTTTCGATTCTGCTTATGTTAAGACCGCCGACATTTCTGTCTTGAGGAGCGTATCCATAAATATCAGATATTTTCTGTTTGTTAAACGCATTACAGAAAAGAACAGGGTTTACAAATTTTGCTCCGCTTCCTGCCATTTCTCTAAGTAGCTCCTGAATCATTGCTTTAGAAAGTGCAGCACCACCGGCGGCAACTGTGTTAGTAGTACAAGATGTTACAATTCCTCTTGTCTTTGCAGCGGTAGTAGCGTTTGCGGCTGCCTGATAAGCACCGTTTAGAAAACTGTATTCCATATCGATAGCCATTTGATATAGTTGACCTTGTTTCTGGAATGAAAGTTCATCATTTACAGGGTTTCCATCCATCGTATTTATGCCTGACATTGCGCCGAATTGTGCTTGCTTCATAAATGATACGGCCGCGTCATATTTAAAAATTTGTGCTGTATTTGTGTCTTCAGCTCTTGTTATTGTGGTAGGCGTTCCCGCTGCAGCGGATTGTGTTTCAGTTATTGCCGGTTGAGAGGCTGCTGAAAGTCCCCACGGCTGAGCTAAAGGAAATACAAAAGCGTTGCTTCTTGCTCCTGCTCCAAGTCCACCCATCATAGATATAAAGGGTGTTTGATAAGCACCTATGAGGAAAAGTTCACCTCTGTAATTTAAAGTATCACTATCTGTGTATGCCATTTGTTACCTCGATATTATTATTTAGGGAGTTTTTGGATTTGTTCCTTTAAAGCGAACATTGCCTGTCCGTCCCCTTTTATTTCAGCCGCATTATATAGGCTGATAAGTCTTTCTCGTTCGTTTGTCGGTGCGCCCTGTCCCGAAGGTGGGGGAGTACCATTTGCTTTAAGAATGTTAAGTTCTTCTGTAAGCGTTTTAATCTGCTTTTCGTAGTCTTTAGACATAGACTCTTTAATTTTAGTAAATGTCTGAATTTTACCGTCAATTTCGTCATAGTCATTGCCGGTTATTAAATCCGCAAAATCAGATGTTAAACCGACTTTTTCAACTGCTAATTTTGTGTATTTAACAAGCCCGTCTCTATGCTTGCTTTCAGCTTCAATCCGCGCTTGCTCCTCTGCGCTTCTTGTAGCCATTACCTGTTTAGTCAGTTCTGTTATTTTTGAATCCTTGCCTTTTAAATCTTTTTGAGAAAGTTCTTTAACTTTTCGTAGTTCTTCAAGTTCCGCCCTTTCTTCTATGGTTAGTATGTTTGCCGGTTCTGTTGCTGGTGTTGGCTCTTGTTGAAGATCCCCCGCCTTAATGTCGTCTGGCATCTTGTTTTACCTCGTTTATTTTTTGTTATTTTACTAAAATCATGTTTAGTGCTTTTTGTCAAGTCTTTTATTAAATTCTGTAATTCTAACTAATCATATTTATATACTGCTCTAAATCTGGAATGCCATCTTTCAATTTTATAGGTTCATTAGGGTCTAATTTTAATGGTGTTCTTATTGACCTACATCTACATTGCACGTTCATAGCCGCTGATTTAGTCCCTGTAAATAATCGTGGAGCAACCCCCTTGCAACCCCCACCATGAAAATAATATTTACCGTCTTTCGCTTTCTTGGCAAATGTATTGTTTAAAGCTATATGTGTTTCTCGCTCCCTGCCATCATTACGACCTAACCATAGCGGGGGAGATAATTCTATTCCTAATTCTTCAGCCTGCGCGAAACTTTCTTCCTGTGCTATGGAAAAACTTTTGAGCATTTCAGTTCTAGCCGTACTTGCATATCTTGCAATCCCAGAGTCAAACACCTCTTTTAATCGAGCTGTCAATTTCGCTGTGCTTTCACCTTTTGCAATGGCAACGGCTATTTGTTCCCGTAGAGAATCCCTTAATATTGCTTGCTTTTCTGTCATTGATTTTAAAAAGGAATATTCCCCGATCTTTTCATTAAGTGCGGCCATTATTACTTTTTCAGATTGAACCATAAACGGCAATATAGGAAAGGCTTTAGGATCTGCATAATATGAGCTGAAATTATAAGCGTAATTATTGAAAGTTTCCTGATATACCCTCAAAAATGCCTGTTCTATCTTTTCCGTTGATATTCCGGTTAATGCCTTTAATCGTATGCTTATCGTTTTAAATACTTCAGTTAATCGGGCGGCTTGATATTGCTTTGACCATGAAGGATCAACGGATAAGTAAAACTGTTTTAATTCTTTTTCAATCTCTTTTTGTGTGATTAAGTAAACACGAATCAGCGATTGATTTGTTTTCTCAACCGCCTTTAACGCTGCGTCATAAATTGCTTTTTCTGACTGTACCCAATTCAATCATTATATCCATACACGGGTTTAGTTACGGGTTTTTGAGATTTTTTTGATTTCTGGGTGTCTTGCGCTACAATGCCCACTGAGTGCGCTAATTCTCCCGTGTAGGTTGAACTGCCCCTTAATGATTGTGCCAACTGTGGTAAACACAAGGCCAAAGAGAAACAGCTCACAGCGCAAAAATAACATAAAAACATCCATAATTTTAAAGTCCATTTCATTCTAATCCTCTACACACATATTATTCTACTTCTTTTTCGGCTTATTCTTCGTTGCCTTGCATCCCATCATCTTCCTCCTGCGGTTCTTCAACTGCCATCATCATATTTTTAACGGCTTCTTTAGCTTCCCCGTTAACTGCCTTTAGTTCGTCATCTGCATTATCAACCAGCTCTGGAAACATTTGTATAAGGGCATTCTCTATATCTCCTCAAGATAGATATGGTTTAAATTATAATCGACATGGTCGGCAGTTATTTTTTCAATTACCTTATATTTACCAACATTTATAATCACCTCTCTTTCCTCTTTAGCTCTCATTAAATTTTTTACGTTTTTCCCTCTTGTGTTTTCCTTTATGTGTATTCTAGTATTCCCACCGTTTATTTTAAATTCATTACCCTTTTCTCCGAAACTTGTTAATCTGTCAAAGTTCATTTCATCGCCGACATTAAATTTATTAAACACTCCCGAATCATCTCTTATAAGTCTTGTAATCTCTCCCTTATGCGCCGGAAGTGATTGCATATAATTTGTAACATGTATATACTGGTCAACTCTTTCTTTCCCATATTTTTCTGTTATTGTTTTAAAATCCACCCCGTTATTATCAAGGGCACTTATTTCATTTATTGATCTATTGGAATCAAAAGAACCAAAAGAATCAACGATATCTTTCTGTTCTTTATTTAAGCCTTTATATTTATCATCATTTGTACTGCCCCATTTATCAAAATGTTCGATATTTTTATTTTGAAGTTTTTCATAATTTTGAACGCTGGCCTTGCTAATAAACTTTCCGGATTTGTCTCTCGGGTGATCTGAATTAAAAGACATTTATTTATCCTCATAACGCTGATCAGTTAAAATAAACTGAACTTCCTTTGATTTTTTTTGTTCCGGTGTTAATTTTTCTTTTTTTGTTTCTTCCTTGTTATTTTTTTCTTCTGTCGGTTCATCAACAGCACCCATTAAATTATTAACTGATTCTTTAGCTTCGCTATTAACAGCTTCTAACTCTTCATCTGGATTGTCTACAAGCTCTGGGAACATTTGAATAAGGGTTTTCTGTGACAATATTCCTTTAAGCATCCCGGCAATCTGTGCATTTTCTAA